TTATTCTGCTAAAGCTTCGCAATTCACATAAGAGTAATACCCTTGGCCATTGATGACGTGTTCAACTTCATTGACATACCAACGACCATTGATTTCATCAGCAACATCTTCGATTTCAACCACGCCACCAGCAACAATGTCTGGTTTGCCAAAGGTATGCAGCTGAACTGATTTGTGACTGCGTTTAAATTGAGCAAGCTTGCTTTGCGCCGCTACTTGCGCGCTTGCTTCATCTGCAAAAACATAAGGTAAGATATGGCTTGGGGAGGCGGATCCCGCATTCACTACTTTTAACTCAGCGATATCAAAGTCATAAAACTTTGCTTTGACTTCACCAACAGACTTATAGTGTTGCGCATTGAGCACCCAGCTGGTCAACCACTTTGGTCCTAACACCACTTCTGGTAAAGGCTGCCCAGACAATGAGCGTCCAGTCCCTTTATTCATGAAAATCAGTTTGTCGTTAACGATTTTCATGAATGCATCGTATTGCTCAGCCAGCTTTGATAGTAACTGCATGTCACTTTCACTTTGTTCAATCTGTGGTAACTGGATCTGTTGGTAACTATCTGCAATACAAGGTGATAAACCATACTGACCAGCAATTTCTGAAATCACATCTGTTAGCATCAATGGGGCATCATCTGAATTTGGCCAAGATTTAAACTTTAATGTTTTTAGTTCTTGGTCCCAAAGCACTTTGTTACCATGCAGTTCAAGTGCCCTAACCGGACCAATTAGTTGATATTCACCGACACTGTATTTACCCATTTCGACAATTGGTGCGCTGTTATCGTCAGTGCCCTGCTTGTAACCCATGCCTATTTCAAGATCTTCAGCACCTTGTGGTGCCGTGATTGGCAGGTTGCCTAGGTTGTCAAACTTTACATAACACGTATCACTTAACAGCCCTGTACGCAGGGTGACTCGTACTTCAGCGATTCGATCACGAAGTTGAGCTGCGACCTCCTTGCCATTTGCTTTAACCGAGTAGTGCGCTTGTAATTCCATGACTATTTACTCCCAAATATTGATCTCTTTGCGCACCTTAGGTTTCGGTAAATCAGGTAGAAAAATCTCAATGTTTTCTGGATATATGGGGCCTAGCTCAGCGAGTCCGTAGTTTGACTCTAAAACACGCTCAACCATGCCCGAACTGCGACCATAATGGCGGAAACAGATTAAATCTAAGCAGTCTCCATCTCGCGTGACGTACGTTACACCACTCATTATTTGGCTCCTTCGTTTCCGTCATATCGGGAAAGCTTCATCATAAATTGAATTTCTCTAGGAATACCGTCGTTTAAAAATAGGGTGCGGGTTTCATTAATATCGGTGATGACCCACTTGTCTAATACACGCCCCACACTTGGACTAGATTTACCACTTTCCTCTACATATGTAAGTGTTAATGGCTCACCTTTTGCGGCTTCAGCACGCATCTTATCCAATTGCTTTAAGCCATCTTTAACCAACTGTGGAAAGATGGTCCCTTCAATTTCAAGCTCCTGCTTCCCCACCCCAACAAATTGCTGTACAGGTGTCGCTTGATCAGTTTGCGTATCGAGCGTTTTCCAGCGGTACTGTGTATTAAACTGGATTTTTTGATATGCAGCCGTACTTACAGAAAACTTGTATTTACCTAGCTGCATCATGTAATTGGCATGATTTATCTTTGCCATTGAAAGCCCTCTTTAAAAAGCTTAAGGGAAAACCCCTTAAGCTACATCGTTGTAATACCGCGCACGATAATCTCGCACAGCTTGCTGTTGCTGTTGCTCCAGTATTTGTTTAACCTGGATAGCAATATCCTGTGCTTTCTCATCGCCGTTCGCATTTACCGTAATGTTGGCATTAACGGTTACACTTCCAGCAAATTCCTTAGATTGCACATCACTGGTGACTTGAGATTGCACACTGCTTTGTTGTGCTAAAGACTCAGGCTTGCTCACAGGCAAAGTTTTTGCAGCTCCCTGCTGAGTCGGCTTTTCGGCTTCATCGTCGCCAAATAAGCTCGCGAAGAAATTACCGCCGACTTGGGACATCGCCGCATTTGTTAAATAACCAGCAATAGGACCCAAAAACTTCCCATACTTCGGAATTTTTCCAACTAAGTGCTCTACGCCTTCTGCGCTTAGCGCACCTGTTAAAGTGCCACCGATGGTACGTGCTTTTTCTTGGGCTGATAGGTCATCATTGGCCGCCGCTTGATAAATGGTATGGCCATTCAAAGCATGACCCAGCAATTGCGTTTGTTTAGACAATTGCGCTGATTTACCCGCGGGTTTGCCAGATGCGGCATCGACTGCAGCCATCGTGCCAAGCACCATGTTTGCTTCATTGATGACATTGTCTTTGACAAACTGCAGTGGTGATCCTGGTTGGGTATTTGCGGCCGTCTCTTGAGCAAATTGCGTTTGGGCTTGTCCATCAGCCAAAGCCGCGACACTCGAAGTATTAGATTCACCCGCAGCTGACTGGTTACCCTCTTTTGATTCATCATCAAAAAACCAACCGCCAAGCGTATCGCCTAACCAACTGCCAGCGGACTCTCCACCGAATGCACCAATCGCACCGCCGACGATCCCGCCAAGCGCAGTACCTATTACTGGCACCACAGAGCCTATGGCTGCACCTGCAGCAGCGCCTGCTAACGCACCACCCATACCACCAACAGCACCGCCGACACGGCTGGACTTTTCTTGTTTGCTTAAGGAGTCATCACTCAATGCGGAGTAGGCATCCATAGCGCCCATTGCAACTGTCAAAGGGGCGTTTAACTTGCCTAAATACTTTGCAGGCCCTTTGGCCAAACTTGACAACACGCCACCTTTTTTACCGGCAAATTTACCCAGTTTTGAAAACACTGAATCATTCGCCGCCTTAGGCGCTTTATATGATCTAGCTGCTTTCGCTTTAGGTTGCGCTGTAGACTTACCACCTTTACTTTTGGCTGTTTGCTCTCCTGCTGATTTAGCTTTTCCACCATCGAGCACTTTAAATGCTGGCTTCGCAGGCTTTTTACGCTTTGGTTTGCCTGATTTCGATGATTGATTTAATTTAGCAGCCTTTCGCTGGCTGGCATCATCACTGTCATTTTGTGATCGCTTCGCACCTTGCTTCGACTTATTACGCTTATTGGATTTTTTACGGCCCTTTTTAGATTTTTTCTTAGACTTCTTAGATTTTTCTTCTTGCTCATCACCACCGTCAAACAGTGATTCTAAACCTAAGTCACCTAAGCCAAACTCAGCCAATAAATCAGGCACCGCTCCCGTTAATGAAGACAGGTCTCCATTTAAGATTCCTTTAAAATCGAGCTTCTCAATCAATGCAGAGTGCTTCGAGAAAAGGCTTGCAGCGTCTTGCAAACCGAATGCATTGAGCAATTCAGGGGCTTGCTGCATCAAGGAGCTGAGATCTCCTTCTAAAATGGCTTTGGTATCTAGCTTTTGCAGAGCCGGTAACGCTGCATCAAGGGTTGCGCCAACTTCATCTAACCCGGCTGCTTTAAGCAGGCCAGGGGCTGCTGACATCAGGCTCGATACATCACCACTGGCAATGCCTTTCAAATCTAGCTGCTGCAAAGCGGGTAATGCTGCTCCTAGCGTTTCAGAAGCTTCATCCAATCCCGCCGCTTTGAGTAAACCTGGTGCAGCTGCCATTAAGCTAGACACGTCACCACTGGCGATGCCTTTCAGATCCAGCTGCTGTAGTGCCGGCAAGGCAGCTCCGAGTGTTTCAGATGCTTCATCCAAGCCTACTGAAGCCAGTAAATCTGGCGCGGCTGTCATTAAACTAGACACATCTCCACTGGCGATACCTTTCAAGTCCAGCTGCTGGAGCGCAGGTAAAGCAGCTCCAAGTGTCTCGGACGCTTCATTTAAACCTACTGAAGCCAATAAATCTGGCGCAGCGTTCAACAAAGTTGAGACGTCACCACTGGCAATGCCTTTTAAATCGAGCTGCTTCAATGCCGGTAAAGCAGCATTCAACGTCGTTGATACTTGCTCAAACCCAGCTGATTTAAGTAGCTCAGGTGCAATGTCAACGACTTGGCTTAAGTCACCATCAATCACTCCAGCAAGGTCAAGCTGCGAAAGTGCGGGGATATGCTGTGCTAAAGTTTCCGTAACGGCAGAGAGATCAACCGCTTTAAGTAGCTCAGGAGCTGCCTCTTGTAGACTGCTCAAATCTCCTGCCATTACCGCAGAAATATCGACTTGCTGAAGTGCAGGCAGTGCATTTTCAAGTGTTTGCGCTGCACTAGACATATCGAGCGCGTTGAGTACTTCAGGTGCTGCATCTACTAAGCTTGATAAATCACCGCTAAAGATTTCTTTAACATTGAGTGCCTCAACTACAGGGAGTGCACCTTCTAGCGTTTTTGCCGCATCAGACAAATCAAATGCATTCAAAATTTTCGGTGCAGCACTGACTAAACTCGTCAAATCCCCTTCTAGCACATCTTTCACATTAACGGAGGAGATAGCAGGAAGAGTTTGCTCAACTATCGCACTCGCGTCGTGCATACCCAATGAGTCGAGTACTTTTGGCGCACTTTGAACAAACGTGTTTAAATCTTGACTAAATGCCGCAGTATTGCTGCTCTGTGATAAGCTTTTAGTCGCACTATCGAGGTATTCATTAAACTGTGACATACCCAGCGCATCGACCAATACAGGCGCGGCTTGTTGAATACTGTCTAACTGCAAAGCCAGTGTGCTCTGCGCATTTGAGCCCGATACCTCGGCTGTGGCAGTCGCCAAAGATTCACTCAACGCATTGAGTGGCAAATTGTCGAATAATTTAGGGATAGCAACTTGTAACTCCGCTAAGTCGCTACTCGCTGCTGTTTGCAACTGTTGAAAATCCAAGGCGGAAACTTGCTGAGCCAACGCTTTAATAGCGCCACTTAGGCCAGTACCGTCACCAATTTTGGCATCTACTTGTGCTTTTAAAGTTTCTGATTCTTGCTCACTTTGCGCCGCAGCTAGCATCTGCGCGCTCTGTGTCACGGCATGATTAGACTTCGCCTGTGCAGTCGCAAACTGCGTCAAATGCGTTGAAATTACCTGGCTTGTATTGCCAAGCAACTGGTTTACATTAACATTCGCCAATTGCGAAATTACAGCCTGTAATGCGTTAGTATCTAAAGGCTTTTGCGCTTTGACTAAATTAGCCAGCATACTGCCTAATTGAACATTCGGATCAACCTGATCCTGCTTAGGAAGGCGGTACTTTACTTTGTTCTTTGAACGGTCTTTAACAGACGATTCGTGATGTTTCATAATAATACCTAGGAAGAGAAATAAGCGGGAATTTATTGATTGCGCACTGCCACAGGTGGCAGCACGCCAAGGTTGATAGCTCAAGACCCTAAAACTGCGCTTAAGTCCTTGAGCTATCAAACTTGCGCTGGTGAAAAAAAGGCGGGTTACCCCGCCTCAGTTGCTTCTTTATAATCAATCGCTGCCTCGAACCACTCGATGAGTTCATCTTCGGTCAGCGCATTGAGTTCTTGCAAGCCCCACCCTGTGTACTTAGCCAGGGCAATCACCATTGCTTTTAGACGCTTGGGCGGGATACGAGAAAAGCCTGGAGCGCCTCACGCAACTTTACGAAGTCGCTCCAGTCTAGTTCTTCGATGATATCGGGAGACACTTCACACAGGTGTGAGAAGTAACGGATTTCGCTTTCTGATTCACTGATATCCGCTTTATCAACCATTAACCGATCGCGCACTTTAGGTCGTCTCATATTTAGTTCTGCATACTCATGCCCATCGACCGTAACAGGGAAAGTCAGTTTAATGATTTCAGTCATAGATTAAGCTCCGATTGTCTTGCGTAGGTTCGCCATATGATCAACACCCGCGATTTCGCGGATATCGTTGTATAGGTCGATGTTGTAGATAACTTCGTTGTTAATTTCTAGCTTGTACTTTTGAACAGCATATTGAAGCGTCATTTTCGCTTCTTCGCCGTCTTTCCAGCTACCCATATCAACTTCTTTGAAGAAACCGTGCAGAGTAACAACGACAGGCTCTGGCGCAGCACCTTGCTTCTGAATAGCGCCACGTGCAGTTAGGTTGATAGTTCTACCTGTACCACCCCAATCGCCAAGAAGCTTAAGTACATCAGCGTTGTATTCAAGTAACGTAATTGAACCCTCTAGCTTCTCTAGTTGGCCAACATCTAACTCGATTGGCGCTTGGAAGCCTGAAGTTACTTCGCGAGTTTTTACCGTCACTTTTGGTAGTGAAATTTCGTCTGCAACGCCAAGGTAACCCTTACCATCTACAAACAGCTTTGATTTCTTTAGGATTTTTGGAGACATTGCCATTATACGATTTCCTCTAGGTAGTTGTTAGTTAGAATGCTCTTGAATGTGATGTGCTCAGCTGGTGTTGGTGGAGTGAAATCAAAGCTGAAGTACACTTTACCCGCTTGAATGTTTTCAGGCGTATTTAGGTCTTCATCAGCCCAAATTTGACCACCTAAAATGGCACCTTGTGCTTTCAAGCTATCTAGATAAGCTTGAACACTTTCAGTTACATCTTTGATGTAAGTTGAAGTGATGTTGCGGTCAACAGCCCACATATGCGCACGAAGTAGCGAGTCATTGATCATGTCAGCTGTACGTACCACAGATAGGAAAGCCCATTTAGGATCCGTAGAGCACGTACGGTTACCCCATAACTTGAAGCCATTTTGACGAATGATTGTTGACACTTCTTTTTCGTTTAGTAAGTTAGCACGTGCGTTTTTATCACCAAGCTGGAAGTCAACTGGACGAGCCGTACCTACAATGCCATTCATCGCCGTGTTACTTGGGCTCCACCAGAAACCACGGTCGTTATCTGACTTAGCAATCATACCCGCAACGCGAGCAGATGCTGGTTCGTTAACCAGTGCACCCTCTTTGAATACTTTTACGTGCGGGTCAACAACGAAGATACGACGTGATGAGCAGTCACCACGGTAAGTGATAGCGTCTGCATCGTTCGTATTTGGACCATCTGCAATGATAACTGCACGTAAACGCTCAGCAATACCTACTAGTTCTGCAACAACAGGGTTTGCAGCACCAGAAGGACGTTGATGAGTATAGCCAGGAGCCACTAGGATACGCGGCGTAACACCTAATACAGACTCTGCGCCCAAGAATGCATATGCACCTTCGTAGCCACCGTCAGCAGCAACGCCACCTTGGATGTTAGTCATAACTGCATTTTCATCAGCACCATCAACACGAACAACAACAACTACTGCGCCCGCTTGGTCAAAAATACCGTCAATTGCAGCAGGTAGTGTGCCCTCTGTTCCCAACAACGCAGCTTCAGCGCGTTTACCAGCAATTAAAACCGGTGTGTTAAGTGGAAATTTATCAGCATCTGCTGCCGGAGCAGTACCAATCAGACCGATTACTGAGCTTTTTACTGTTTTAATAGGGCGCGTGCCAGATTGCGCCTCGATGACTTCTACACCGTGTAGAAATTGCGACATAGATATCTCCTTTAAAGGTATGTCAATTAGCTAATAAAAAAGCCATGTAACGCATCCTGTTTTTACAAGTGCGTTAACATGGCTTAAGTTGAATTTATGTCTGCTTTATCAGAGCAGAGATAAGGATTTGAAAAGAGTTGAACAAAAAGTCAACTGTGATGCTTTAGAGCTTGATCCCCTCTATGGTGACAGGCTCATTATTTATGAGGTAAAGACCCTCAATCGTAATATCTAATTTGCCCTCGCCAGCTGGGTGTACAGATACACCCTCCAAGCGAAAACGTGGCTCCCATTTATCTAATGCATTTGCAATAGACATGGTAATATCGCCCACTAAATTGTGAGAAAATGGACTATCTAATAGTTCAAATAGGCCACAACCATAGTCACGTCGCATGACACGACTGCCCAGAGGTGTCGTGACAATATCGCGAATGCTTTGTTTCAGGTGCTCAACGCCACCCAAAGGTTTGCCTGTTTCGGCATTCATGCCAATCATTATTTATCCTCCGACGGTAAAACTCCCTACCCCAATAGCGATTTTAGCGCCACAATTGGTAGGATCTCCAAGTCTTGCAACTGCTTTGCCCCCAATGGTAAATGAGGATGCACCCGCTGCAACAACCATCCCTGAATGCTTCACCTTAGGGTCAGGTATATAGACATGTTCACTCACACTGTCACCCACACGTAATACTGGCACACCGCCCACGGTAAACTTAGGTCCAGAAGCAGAAATAGTGCCTGGCGCAAACCCTGCGTGAACATCTGTAATCGCGCCATCGACTGAAATTGCAGGCATAACTCACCCCTCTTGTGCGCTAATATTCGCGCCATTTAGTTTGAGCGTTGCTGACGCACGAACATCGACATTACTGCCTGTTGCAGTTACAGCGACCGAGTCCCCTTTAAGATTCAGAGCGCCCGCGGCCACAATATCAATGTTGGCACTGCCGTTTACTGACACATTGTCACCGACGGTGACATCAGCAGTCCCCGTCACATCGACTTGCGCCGCACCACCGATGGTGACTGCTGCGTTGTTCACTACCTCAACATTCGCATCATTGCCCACTTTGATATTCGTATCGTTATGACACTCAACATTGATATCCCCACCGCTGTAAATATTGATTTTCGCTAGCGGGTCAGATTGAGGTATAAAAATATCATAGGCATGATTCTCTCGGTCATACTGAACTATGGCACCGTCTTGATAACGAGTACGCTGTACATGCTCTCTAGATTCAGGAGCCACAGCTTGCAACGCCTGAACTAAGCTTCCGCCAGCACTCGTTGCATCGGTAACGTGGGTCATCTTATGGTGAGGTTGCTGATGCGCATTCGCATATAAGCTCCCAAGTACAACACCTTGCGCAGTATCACCACATGGCGATAGCACCATGACTTGCTCGCCCACTTCTGGTGCCTGCCATGTCATATCTTGGGCTGCCTGACTAGTGAGCCATGGCAGTTTCGCTGTCAGCCACTCCCCTATTCTCACTGTCACCCTAGCTAATTCGTAGTCCACCTCTTCCACCGTGCCCACGGAGATAAGCTTGGCAAAGCGATGCTGTAAATCAGATACAGCCAGTTCAGACTGTTGTCGATTAACTAACATATTTTCTCCTAAGCTGGTGTTACGGTCTTGCTTATTAGTTTGTATTCGCCCCCTTTCGGGCCTAGATACACTTCTTTAACTTCTGGCCCGGCCGGATCGTCAGGGTATTCCACTTGGTAGTAAAATGCCCAATCCAACTGAGCTTTTGCAAGTGTTGTGCTAACCTGGTGACTGAATGTAAAATCACTTTTCTCAGCGATAAAGTGCTGCCAATAGGTGGGCATTTCGTCCACCATCACAAGTGCCTCACACTGACTTATCAATTGATCAAGTCTTTGCAACAGCTGTGCGTTATCGGCATCTTCCAACTCAATTTCTAGCTGCAGCTGCAACACTCTTCTATCGAGTGAATTTGGACTGAGGTTTTTGTTATACGACGGTCCATACGTCACGCCTTTGTCGGCGCCTTTTGCCTGCAGTTCACTGGCTTGACGTTCGCCTAGCAGCTTGACTGTCAGTTGGGCTTGCTGCGTCAGATCTGGGTAGGGCTGTGTGGCTTTTAACAGCCCCACTTGTGCCACCCCTTGAAGTCCAGATGATAAGCATTCAAGCACCTTATTAATTAAGGTACATCTTTGCATGAGGTTAATTACTCTTTAAAGTTAAAACTTGTGATGGTTGTGACTCGTGGGAAGCAAGTGAGTCGAGAAGGACGAAATGCCCGAACAGGTTACCCAGGAAATGGAAAACGCGCTTTTATCTCCGCAACTTTTTCCAGCCAAGCTTGTTTCGTTGAGTCTGTTTGGTCATACTGCCACTCCATGAATAGCGGATCAGACTCTAAGATATAAGCCATTCGACGCGCTTCCAACGCCTCTCCTTGAGAGTATTCAAAAGTCAGCTCATCCACAGGAATGTCAATTTCGTTCACTGCGAGAAACTGTGCAACTTGCGCAGAGTTCAAAGCTTCACCGATTGATGCAATCAAGGTGTCATTATGTTTAATTTGCATAGCATTAATTCCTTATTACATCACTTGATTAAGGCGTCAACTCAGCACGCAATTGCGAAATAGCGGACGATACATCAGCTGGACGAGCAAATTCTGGATAAACGCCCCAACCCGCCTTTTCGAAATCGACATAACCACTGACCGTTCCGAATAAACAAATCAGCGCTTCACCTTCTTCCAGTAATGAGGTAGACAAAGCAAGCTTCGTATGCGGTGCATAAAAAGGCTTAGCTGTATTGTCTGCTTTTTGGCGATAACCCAGTAATTGCCAGCCATTATTGAAACTCTTCACCGGTTGCATGGAGCCTTCAACCGTGCCTGATAACAACTTAAAATAGCACCCACTGGTTATTGCACCCTGCTGATACCGAGTATTCCAGTTGTTATCGAGCCTCGCCGGATGATTAACGTTACTTCGCTTCCATTTAATTCTTAAGATATGAAAGCCACCGTTTACATAGCCATTGTAAACATTGCTGCGAAAATCTCGTGCAATGCCATTGCCAGTGTGATCCGTATCATTCGCAGCCGCCGCATAAATAGTGGCCTCTTTGATAACTTCGAATCTTTCTAAACCAATAGTGGTGAACCCTTTGATTGCAGTGCCGCTATCATTAGGCTCCATTTGCTGGTTTTTGCTCATCAAAATATGAGATAGCTCAGCGCGGGCACCACCCATATAATTATCGAATTTAGTTTCTGCAGACTGAATAGCTGCGTTAAGTACACCTAAATGTGCGTTAACCGTTTCACTCATCGCATTTGCTCGCGCCGCGACATGGGTGAGCCTTTCAGTTATGCTCATATTGTCTTCAGACATGATAATTCCTGCCGTTTATTGGCTTTACAAAATAGTAAAGCCACATCATGATTCGTGTTTACTCAGCTAAAATTGGCCAAGTCACCTCTTGGGGGCTTGCAAAACGCTCAGGTAAATCACGTAGAGCTTGGCGATAAGTTGCCAATTCCGTAGGTACAGCTTGCGATGCTTCTAAAGCTCTAAGTACCTTTAAGTCCGATGCTGCCAACAAATTATCTCGTTGCGAGCGCACAGTTACCCAAGTGATGTCCTGACCATGCTGCTCAGTTTCGATATTATTACTCATAGGTTATTGCTCCCAAGTTGGCGCAGTTTGAGTAACCCTGTCAGCACAAGGTCGACCGTTTACTGAGCTGTATTCACATTTAGCCATGAATGCGCGACCTGAGCCACAATGAGGACGCGTGTCTACCTTCAGAGTCACTCGCGCACGGCCTTTACCATAGCCCTTGTTGATCTGTCTAAAGAACACAGTTAGGGTTTTTCCTACATCCGCAGAAGTAATCGGTATTTCACGAGGCTCTTCACCAGGTTCTGAGATATATATTGAAATGGCTGTTTCGTGCATGATTTTCTTCACTTCAATTTGTGCAGAAACGCAATCATGTGAAGACGTACCATTGATGACGATGTGGTCAACATACGAAGCCATACCTCTATGTGACATGACAAAGTCACAGTTAAAAGTGTCTCCATCCGAACCAAAGTGATCTCCAATATTTTGGGCATCAAATTCGACTAAATTGACGTAATAAGGAGGCTGTGGATTGGCACAGGTGCGGTAACTAGAGTCAGGACCATCCGACGCTGCAGTATATCCTCCAGAGTTCAAGCTTGATTTGAAGGAAAAGCGCTTTGTTAGTCCTTCCTTGTAGACATCAACACCATTGATTGTCTCCACAATGCCATTTTTTAGGTTTGTAAAATGCGTATTCAAGTCACTTTTTGCTTGTGTGACTTTAGTATCTACTTCTGCAGATTTGGTGTTTAACGTAGAGTTAATATTGTCAATTTGACCTTGAACTGTGTTGCAAAGCGCATTTGAGCGTGTAACTACAGCAGCTAATTGTTCCGTAATTGTTGTATGTTCGTTTGACATGGTTTCTCTCTAATTTATGACTGTGCGTTTTCTAAAGCGAGCAATCTAAGCTCTTGGTTTAATTGACGGTGCATTGTGTCTAGTTGCACTAAAGTAATATCTGCAAGCTCGTTATCTAACAGCATGTTGAAGTTATCTACACCAGGTTTTACTTCAACGCTGTTGGAAGGTAATTGCGCAAGACTCAATGTGACACTTTGTAAAATCTTTACGTCCGGAGTTCTATAACCTAACGTGCGGTTTGGCTCAGAATACACACCCAATAAAATTAAGTTGTTATCACTGCCCACTGGCTCGTCGATTTGAATAAAAACGCCAACTTCTCTAATTGCATATTCAGGGGCTGAAATCTTTTTATCGAACAGGGCCACAACCGTAACTTGATGGTTTTCATCCGTCTCATAGTTATCATCACGAATGGGCTGAAGTTCTTTAAGATTATGCAAGCTCGTTTGCGTTTGAGTTGGTGTATAGCTTGCGTCACCAAACGCCATATGGCTTATTTGCGCTTTTTTACCATTGGCTTTTGCCGCCAATAAAGCATCTAAGCCTACCTGGGTAAACTGCAGCGTTAATGCAGACATTAAGCAGCTCCTTGTAAGTTAAAATGTTGATAAATTATTTGCCGCGTAACGTTCACTAAATACTCATTCCCAGTGCCGTTACTCGGTAAAATCCCTTGTCCTGCAACACTGATATGTGTTGCTTGTGCGCTATGCACAGCGCCACTCACACAATAAACTTTGTGCACTCCCTCTGGTTTCACACCATTGGCCGCAACGGTGTAATGACCGGATTGATGTGAATTTGTCGCACCACAAACCGAACTAACGCCTGTGGGCTTTGGGGGTAGAACGCCCTTGCCTGATATGGCTAAAGAACCTGATTGGAGCGTTTCTGCGGCTCCGATTGATGCCGTATGTTGCTTTAACTTAGGTGGTTTAACACCAACTCCATTAGGCGCATCAATACGTTTAAAAACAGCTGAGGACACTGCGCCCACAACGCCAACTTGCTCTGTAAATGCCAGCCCCAGTTGTACGTCAATGTGAATCGAGCCACGCTTTACTGACTCAACAATACGGCGAACACGCTTTAACATTTGGGGGGTCAGCATTCCTTGCTGATACTCATCCAAATTACTATTTATAAGCGCCCAAACTTGTACCGTGCCACGTGGTAATTCATCGGGGTTTTCTCCCTGCCACCACTCTCTAATTTCCGTTTTAATATTGAGACTATCGAGCGCTTTTTGTAGAGCGAATGGTGTGCCTTTGACTTGGTGAACAGCAAATGCATCACTTATCACCTGTCGCTTAAGTTCTTCATTCCAACTTTCATCCCACTCATCAACGGATACCGACCATGCCAGCCAGGGCAATAGTGGTGTAGGACAAAGAAACGGGTCCCAAAGACTTGAAATCAGTAGCCGAGCATCATTGAGCACGCAAGCAGATTTCAGCTGAGCTCTTTTTTGAGTATCTGATGCATTCGGCTCCCAATTTTCGATGGCAAGCTTCTCTGCCATTTCATTTAATTGTGCGTCATCACAAAACTCTGGGAAATCGATTAACGCAAGTAGATGCTTAGTTTGACTCTGTAATAACAGTTCAGGATTAATCAGTACCTCTGATGGCGGCATGTAGCATAACTTTGCCAACCAAACCAGTTGTGCATCGCTGCGTGAAGATAACCTCAGTAGTGAGATCAATAACTGGCGAACCGAATTATTCGGTACCAACACATCACTTAATGCTTTCGTCAGTATGGTGGCATTTGAGGGCAGTAACTTATTCATAGACGTTTTCCATCGTTACTGTCACTGATTCACAATATGGTGCTTCTGTTGGTAAAACTAGGACATCGCTCACAGGGCTTATCAGCGTCACATCTTCAACACCAGATTGATGCAGTGCCGCATAAATACCTGCTCGAGTCACTTTTTTACCGAGATATTGTCTAGATTTACAATATTCCAATACAGCTTGCGTAGCTGTCGTTACTAGCGTCTCACCTGAAGGACCATATAAAATTGACAACTCTGCTTGTACCGTAAACGGTTTAATGTGCGCCTTGTTGACGACTACCCGGTCGCCTAAAGGCCTTACTTTAGAGGCTACTTCGTCGACTTTGGGTTGCGCTCTTCCTTGAGCCGCAAAATACTTCTGAACAGATTCAATTAATGCATCGCTCGCATAACCATTGCCAACATGGCTTAATATGGTAAGTACAATGTCACACGGCTCTGGACTATGTACTGCCACATCTTTAATCTCAGCGTCACAAGACATCGTGTGATAGATATATGACTCACTACTTCCCGCCGTATTCAACCCATCAAAGGCCAATTGAATGCGTTGCTTAAATGCAGTATCGGATTCATTTGGCTGCGTTTTTCGCGTTATATTGTATCTAGCAGCGATCGCGTCTAAATCATGCCCTTGCGCTGAAGCTAGCATGTTTCCTTTCACAGCATCATTGACATTCTGCGCTTGTAAAATTTGTTGATAAGCTAAAGTCTGCAATAGCATTGCCACTGGATCACTTTCCAGTGAAAGTGCAGCTTCATATTGCGGATTGTCTTGCAAAAACTGCGCTTTTAATTGCTCATATAAAACTTCAAAATCGAGCGATTTAATTAAATCTGGAACAGGTACTTGAGATAAGTCCAATTTAGTGAAACCACTCATAATTCTTCTTCCTTAAATAAAAAGCCCACACTGCAATGAGTGTGGGCTTTGATTCACGGGATAACTGTGTAAGCTTTTACAAGCTTAGGCATATATTACTGATTTTAAGGGTTTAAAACAGGTCATTCTTGACCGCCTTTAATCTGTGATAAAAACCCCAAATAAAAAAGCCACACGCACTTATATTTCAACAAGCTATGTGGCTTTTAAATTAACTTTGATTAGGTATTAATTTTTTCTCAAGCTTAGGTGTATTTTACTGATTTTAAGGCTTTAAAACAGGTCATTCTTGACCGCCTTTAACCTGTGATAAAAACCCCAAATAAAAAAGCCACATGCACTTACATTTCAACAAGCTATGTGGCTTTTAAATTAACTTTGATTGGGTATTAAGCTTTTCTCAAGCTTAGGTGTATTTTACTGATTTTAAGGCTTTAAAACAGGTCATTGTTGACCGCCTTAAATCAGCGGTAAATCCCCCAAATAAAAAAGCCACACTCGCTTATTTTTTAACAAGCTATGTGGCTTTTAAATCAATTTAGATTTTGTGTTAGGCCTTTTTCAAGCTTAGGGATATTTTACTGATTTTAAGGCTTTAAAACAGGTCATTGTTGACCGCATTAAATCAGCGATAAACACCCCAAATAAAAAAGCCACATTCGCTTATTTTTTAACAAGCTACGTGGCTTTTAAATCAATTTAGATTTTATGTTAGGCTTTTCTCAAGCTTAGGGATATTTTACTGATTTTAAGGCTTTAAAACAGGTCATTGTTGACCGCATTAAATCAGCGATAAACACCCCAAATAAAAAAGCCCCATTCGCTTATTTTTTAACAAGCTACGTGGCTTTTAAATCAATTTAGATTTTGTGTTAGGCTTTTCTCAAGCTTAGGTATATTTTACTGATTTTAAGGCTTTAAAACAGGTCATTCCTGACCTATTTGCAATAATACTTTAAAACTCTAAAATTCAATAAAATAAACCCGCTCGGTATGACCAAGCGGGTTTTGGTTGTGGAATAACAGTTCTGTTGCTTTCTCAAGCAATCTTGATACTAACCCGTTTATTGGGAATAAAACGGGTCATTCAACAGGTTTTACGATGAAATATTTACATCAAACTCAAAAGCGTCCAACTCAGCCTGTGTTGTAAACTCAGCAATAGTTAGCTCAGCCTCATCACTTGCTTTTCGCAACTGTTCACGATTGGCTAGTAGCTCTTGCAATTGAGACTTGCTCAGTCCTAGCGCAGCTTGATCACCAGATAGCTCTGCAATAAGCATATGCTCTTGGGCTTTTTGCACACGCCATTGCTCATTGCCAAGTTTGTTAAACACCGCTTCTTTGATCTCTTGAAGCTTTTCTGCTTTTGATACCGCAAATCTTTCCTCTTCTAATAAGATCTGCTGAGCTTCATAGGCTTGCTTAAAATCCGCCACTGTCGTGTCGTTCCAGGCAACGCCTGTCTGAGGGTTCACTAACCAATAGTTACCATCTATCTTCATGCCTTTATCGGCAAAATATTCACAACTCATGATTTCTCCTTAAAATGCGCGACAAGTACGGCCAAGGCCATATTGGTTATAGGTATAGTGCTCGTTAAGAATGCCGGCACCTGAGTAAGGGTTAATACAGCTGATCGCACTGCCTAATACACCGCAGTCATAGCCAGCATTGTATGCCCTCGCTTGGTATGAATACATGCCAAGCAGTTCACCATCAAAGGTTTCAAGCACCACTCTTACCTCTGAATCCGGAGAGTATGTCCCGTTTGCATTCGGGGCCTTATAATGGCCTGAGCTGTTGCTAAAGAAGTAGTTGATCGGTTCTAAACGTTTAGCTTGTGTAAATCGATAGTGCACACTGTATTTGTGCTCACCCATTTTGGTGACACCGTTATAGCGGCCGAAGAAACCATAGTAACTTGTGCCGTAGCCCGATACAGTTGTTTCAGAGTGATTATAACTATTGATACCATATGGCCATTGGATATTATGATAGATGAACTTAACAACCGTGAAGTCGCCTGCGTCCACATAGGCTTGAAGCTCTTCAGCATTTGCAATGGCTGTATTTGTTACAATATTACCGTCGCGATACTTCTCTACTAATACAGATGTGCCCTCATCCACCATAACCAGGCAATGCTTAGTATTATCATATAAAACACCCACTTCATTATATTTGTGGCTTGTTAAAGTACTCACCCCAAACTGATCCGTTGCGTTTAAGTCCAGCTTTGGTTTAGTAATTGAAGTAAAACCAGACGACTTACAGAATACTCCACCATAGTTAGCTACAGCCGTAGTCTGTGAGTCTTGAGTACTATAAACAATCTCATACTGAATATCTGCAGAGTTATTTTTACTTGCCAAAGGTACATAAGCACTGGTGCCGTAGTAATAAATTTTACTAGCTGGATTTTGCTCAAATGCATTTGTGTAGATAAAGCTCGTATGTGTAGTGGTTTTTTCTGCACCATTTGCGCTTAATTTTAAGAACTCTAAGCGACACTGTTCAGTATTTGCATTATGTGTAAACCCAGGTCGAACAACGTGGGTCTCACCATTGCTGTCATACACAGCAAATACCGGTGTTGACCTGCGGTTATTCGATGAAGTACTAGCAATGTCGATAGGCGTCATTGGCATCAAAGGTCTAACTTGCAAAGAGTTATTTGTTGTCTGCAAAGACTCCACTCGGTTTAGGTTTGGTGCCATCGCGTCGAGTAGATCAAGTTTGTCTGACTTATTACCAAGATCTGTGCTCGTTTGAGTTAATGACTCAGTCGCCGTTTGTAATGCAGCACCCGTAGATTGCGAGACCTGCTGAAGTGCGCCAGTGGCATCATTAATATGTGACTCAGCAACAGCAACAACAGCTTGTTCCAGTTTTGCATTGTCAGTTAGTTTAGTAATCGCATTACTTACTAACGCTTGTTCTTCAGCGGTTAAAGGCTGGTTGCCCTGCATATCAGCAACTAGCTTATCTACCATGACTTGCACGGCATTTTGTATACTCGCCATAATGTCCTCTTATATTGTTAATAGTGGTTCGCCGAGTAGCTGGTTTAGCTTTACTCGTCTAAGTTTTTCGTTCAACAGCTCATCTTGCTGACGACGAAGGTTGGTTTGCATGTACATGAGCCTGTCCACGCCGGTAAGCGCGTACTTTATGCGTAGTACATCCTGTTGTAGTAAATTGTCTGGATGGGGTAAGGGCAGAGAGTAAAATGGGGTTTTGTCATCGGTCATAACACCCCCTATACAGAGAATGCACGAAGTGAGCGCACTCTTGGTCTGTCTACATGGGTACCAGAAAGCACCAATTTCACTCGTGACTGAGCATCCGCAAGATTAGCGTATTCATAGTTACACAGTAACCAGCCATCCCCTTCAGGTTGGGTTGTTTTCAAAGGTATGTTTAACCACTGCCCTTGTTGCTCGATAAATACGTCAACTTTTGCGGTACCAGGCAACTGTGCTTCAAAGCTCACTTTTAAACTACCACCTAAGCGGCAAGGGATTGCTCGTGTGACATAATCAGCATCATTGCTAACTTTGCCCAAAGCAGCTTGTACGCTATCGAATAAAACCGGTGATTGCGTAGCTGTACCTGCCAGTTTGGCACGCACTTTTAAAGTCTCGTTGAGCTTGTTTGGCAAACGCAGTGCCTGAGACTCTTGCAAATTAAACTCCCCACTTTGCGCTCCGCTAAACTCAAAGTGGAGCTGTGTTTCACTGCTCGGTCGTTCAATCACCGCCATGGCAAGTAGGTCACTGTGTTCCGCTAAGTTGATTTCGCCCAGCTCAACACTGCTTTCTGTGCTCGTAAATCGAGCAGCTTTCAATCGAAAACTCAAATCTCGATTTTGATGTGGCGTCCAAGTAGACGCATTACTTGAAGAAAGTAATACACCAACTTGATATGGTTGGCTGGTAACCCAGCCACTGTTTCGGTCGAATTTACCAAGTTCCGCAATCGCCACTTCGTGCGTTGCATCATCACTCAACACAACAATTGCATATTCCTGACCTGCGTTGAGTGATACGGGAGCAAATTCAAATAGCGTCGGGCCGCTGGCTTGCAACTGGCTTACAGGTAAAGATGTTTCCGCAATGACGGTATCGTTTGGCAAACCAAGGTCAGTTTCTCGGATTTGAACTCGAACGGCTTTTTCACCAATTTTCTTAAACCACAGCTCCACACCCGCAATAAAGCGTAACTCTGGTAATGTAAAGGTTTGTGCTAGTGGGTCAAAGCGCCACTGCAATACGTTATTCACTCGACGTACTGTTTGCGTACGGATCGTGCCACTACCTGTGTAAGTGGCCTCCCCTCTTGAGCCTTGTGCACCAGTAAAGCGAACAGACTTACTGCCCACAGGCACATTGCTAGGGATATAAAATCGGCCAGATAATCGGCCTTGAGCATCGGCTTTTATGGTCATTGTCCCTCCGGTATAACTGTGATGCCATCAAATGTGAGTTGCTCTAGCGCTTCGCCCCCGCCAAACCCTGATAGAGAAAAGCTAACCCAACGTCTTCTTAAGAATTCGGCTCGACGAACAGAGCTGCTAATCACCTGGGTTGTACTGACAGTTTGCGTGCGGACCCTAATGCCTCGCCCGCCCCAAAACCTTCTCGTAATTGAGCTTGCAACGTTGGTATGAGTCTGTGTCCAATGATCGACACTTGGCGTAAGACGAACGTCCGCCGGAATTGGCTCAAAAGCCATATATGGATTGATTTTCATGCTGCCAGTTTGCTTTGGCTGCTCCAGAATATCTTCAAGTTCATACGGCAATGTCAAAGCTCTGCCATTTGGAACTTGCAACTGGTGGATATCGGCTTCTAAAGGCAAAACCAATTCGCCATCAACCACTGCCGCAGTCTGCTCAATACCCGCGTCACGCATGTCATCGTCAATAAACGGATCGACAAAAACGCCATATTTACTGGCGGGGTCTTGGCTATTAGCATCATTACGTAAACGTTCAACGGCAAGCAGCTGATACAGATCGCCAATTTGATTTTGCATGTGCTCAAGCTGTGACATTGAGACGGCTCTTACCGCCAAGTTTTCAATATGTGGTGCTTCGCTAGACAGCCAAGATTGAGTGACTTGTGCCAGAGCTAAGTGATGCGCTGGCGCTTTTGGTGCAATAGGAAACTGATGTGCGGCCTGACCTTTGATCCGTTTAATTTGACCAAACCTATCAAGCACGATTAAATCAATCCTAGGTCGATACCACTGGTAGTCAATCGTCACCAGTGTATTGTCGACAATATGCCCACCATCAGCTAACTGCTTATCGAGGCTAAACCCATACTCATCGAAATCAACGGTCAATTGTTTTCGATAACGATATGTCACCTCGTATAAACTGCCGCCTGCTGGCTCTTGGCCACTCAACTGCCAGCTAATGTGGTTACGCAAAAATATAAAGTCGGCACCTTGGGTATAAACTGTATCCCCTTGCTTAATACTAAGAATTTCTAACACCGATTCATCAGGCAATAAGTCTTCACCACCAGCCAGCTGTCCACGTGTCAGTTGTGTCACTTTTTCAACAGTAACATTGACTTCATCAATGGACTTCACTGGAAAGAAGTCCGTATCCATCCGCATAATGCCTTGATCATCAGCTAGAAATGTTTTTGGCTCCTCTTTGACTTCACCAATGTCTGGATCATAATCAAATTCGGTTGTGCGAGATGTTGCAAAGGCGACTTCATAGCCTTCAATGTGCGCTTTGCCTTCTTCAAGACTAAAGCTTTGTACACCTTGTTCAGCACCTCGATAACTTAATGCCATACCCTGTACAACATAACTGCCACCATTGGCTTCACGGTCATATCGAGCCAACGCCTGAGTCACAGCATCTAGCTGAGGTGGCGGCTGCTTGATTATTAAAGTACCTTGTTCAATACGATGGACAGGATAAAATGCTTCGTCAGGGCCGAGTGCATCGCTCAGCAAACCCCATTGACAGATCTGCTGCAAACGCGCAGCACCGGGCTCGTCAAAGTTAATCGCGTCGACAGCAGGATCTCGCAAACTAGGGTCTTGCTCTTCGGTAATCACTTTGTGGGTCAACCATACACCTACGTCAACTGTCGCAGACATATCAATGGGCACGACACCACTTGGGACAGGGCGTACCTGACCAGCCATATATACATCACCTTCGGTGATCAAGGCGCTGGCTGAGTCTGAATCAACGACCAGCTCGCCGCCTTTGACTAAGTCACCATCTTTAAGCAAAACATCTGCTACGCCTTTTAAATGATGGCCGACTTGAGATTGTAGGTCATTTAACTCCCTACTTTGCAGACCTTTTCCAGCTCTGAATAACAGTCTTTCATAACCAGAGTCTGCATGAAATTTTTCATAATAATCATCAAGCATAAAAAACCTCTAAAAACTCACGACAAATTCAAAGCTCTCTCTCACACCTTCCTCTCGCACAAGAGGCGCGCGATGTTCGAGCAATAATAAGGTGCCAGGAGATGCCACTTGGTCGGGCAATAAATAAGACAGCCCAGCGGGTAGTTCTGCAAGCTGCTGTGTACCAGACATCAAACCTAGCTCACGAACCGTCTCTCCTACACCGTCTGCAAAATCGAAAGTAAATTCGCAGTAAAGATGCTGAGTCGGCTGTTCAGATAGGCTGAAACGCCCGCCTTGAATATGAATATCGCCTTGATCATCCGGGTTACAAAAAGCAACTTTCTTAGCCTTTCGATAGCCAATAGGCGCAGCTAGCTCAGTTGCAATGATGGGTTCAGCTGGAGGAGATTGCCATGGTGTTTCACCGCTTCCCCAAGCCAAATATATCGGTGTTTGTGCAATCGATTGGGCAAAAAGCGTTCGCCCTGCACGAGTCAGAATAGCCAATGTATTTCCTTATTTTACCTAACTTGATTTAACGTACTCACGCCTTCACTAAGTAATAAAAGCAATACAACAACTAAGCCGAAACTTTATGTCCAGCCCAAGGTATCTATCCCTGCTATACAGTTATTTAGTGGGAGACCTAAGTATTCAAACCAAACTTAGGTTAATTTTTGAGTAGTAATAAAATGAATCAACGTAGCGCCTGATGATAGGTGATAACCTGTGGGTATCTGATTTCAGACCACGCTGATGCCTGCCAATAACCAAACCATTGAGCTTGGCCAATAGTGTGTGCACGACTCGTTTGACGACTGTGTGTGTTAGCCGACTGAAAGCTATGCACGATTGAATTGCTTAACCGCATACTGCCAAGCACTTGAGAAGAGTAACTTTGCCAGTTGCAATGTTGTTTGCGCTCACGCGCGCTCGTAACAGAACCGGGAGCATCAACATTCGTTTGATGTTCTCGACGTGTACTAATACGCAGTAACTTGCCGTTTTTTAGGCGGTGTCGATAGCCAGAATGGTCACTAAGTAATGTTCCAAATCCACTTGCAGAAAGTTTGAGCTCTCTCAAATCTAGATTGTACGTAACACGCACTAACTCACTTCGTGCTGGCGCACTTAACTCAGCTAACTGGGCCATCCGTTCGACATCATTTAGGTCAGGAAGCTGATTTAAATGACACTGGTAGCGATAGAAATGCCGATAAGACTTGGACTCTTCCACATCTGAAATAGAAAAACCTAGCCAATCAAAGGCCATTTCTAAACTTTTTTTTGTACCACGGATACGTTGCCAGGCAAGTCCTTGCTGTAAAACCTGATCTAAGTCGTCAAGGTAAGGCACCAACGCGCCCAAGCCATATTCCCATATCAACCAAGGTAACAAGGATTGTTTTGGATGGGACTTAAAGCCACGCAGTAATTGCACACCTTCACCGAGCACGGCTTCAAGTTGGCCGTGTTCTACGACGGCTGCTTGCAGATCACTATGGTTGTATGGCAATAACGCATCGCTATCAGTTTTTAAGTGATGAGACATAATTGAATTTGCCCTAGTTGAGCATATTGATTGGAAGCTATATCAATTAAAGAGTCAGGGGTGTGTATTTCAACGTGTTTAACGCCTTCAACGTGTAGTTGAGCGCTCAGCCAGCTAGGCGTCATTGCCACACCAAGTGCCATGGTCTCTTGCCAAGCTTCACGCAGCTTACCTTCCAGTTGAGTAAATACCCAGTTCGGTACATTGTCTTGCAGATAAATATCTGCTTTAACATCAATCGGGACTTCTTCGGCATGATTAACTTCGACCTGATCAGTTAAAACTTTGACCTGATCACTCAATATGTGGCTTCTTACTTGTTGTAATAAAGCATCTGCATGCTCTTTGTCTTGAAATAGAATTGAGACGCGTACGCGCCCAGGGGTTGGACTATCCACTTCAACATCTTGAATAGTATTTGGAGCAGCTGTTAATGCTGCATTGCGGTAATGATCTTTGCTGCCGGCAGTACTGGACGCCAATGTTTTTTGCCGAATGCGAAGACGGTAGTTACCGTCTTCTTCACCCTCGGCACGCACTAAACCATAAAACACACCAAGCTGATCTAAATCACTACTTTTCGCAGTGGCCAATAAGTTGCTATATGCAGCTTCATTGATACGCTGACGCAACAATAGCTCTCGATAACTTTCCACTTGCAGACATACAGTCAGTGGATCGCTTTCAAGTTCTAGCGCGTCAGCATATTGGGGCGCTATTGATTTAAATCTTTCTACTCTAGCTTGGTAAATAGCTTCATAGTCCAGTTGCTCAATGATGTCCGGCGCAGGCAGCGCAGAGAAATCAAAGTACTGGGAGTTCATAGTGGGTTCTTGGGTTGGTTAAAATTTTTAAGGTTTGATGATATCGGCAACACCCTGCGCGCGCGTCGATATTTCATCATATACACGAGCAATTTCTTTGTGTTGATAAGGGAATGTCAACTGATTATCCAAGTGCTTATCTAACAAAGGTGCAAACATATCAGCTGACGGTTTTGCTGCAGCTTTTACTTCTTCAAGTGATGTAGCAGCCACAATTGCTTTGCTTAATTTGGCAAATTCAACGAGCAGTAAATGTACTGTGTCCGAAGTTGTACCAAGTAAAGAATCAGAATCTGCAACTGCATAATGAATACGGCTACGTTGCGCTTCTTTTTCATATACGACGGAAGTATCTTTGAATTCAGATTCAATATTTTCAGTCATGCTTCACCTGTGCTGGAATTCGAGGGTAGTTAACAACGCGGTCAATCGCAAAATTACAACTGCCACCAAATTGAATGATGTTTTGAGGCTGTTTATCACCAGGCTCAGAAACTCCGTCAGACACAACGTTGACCAATCGAACAAATAAACTGCTGTAGGTATGCAACCCAGAGATTTGCATAGAAGGAATATCTCTCACTGAAGAGCCATTCCACCAACCACCTGTAAGTGAGATATTAATATCAACACCTTGAGATGCAATATTTTCATTGATTTGCTCGCTGCTTGCCTCAGAGTTAGTCAGAATAAACTGCATATATGTGCGGCTCCAGTCTCGCGCATACTGTACAGGAGATTCGCTGTAGCCCGGCGAGTATGAGTAGCCCGCGACAGTATGTACTTTGGTCATTTTATTTGCCGCAGGATAAGTATGAAAACCGCTCCAATCTCCACCATTTGGTACCCTAACCCAGATTGACTTGGACTCGTCATTAGGGTCTGCTACCAAAGCATTATCTTGTACCAAAGTATCTTTCGTATGCACTTTGCGGTCATAATAATTGATACGCATATCCGCATGACTCTGCGCCAAGTTCAAAATCGCTTGGCTAATGCGACTATCCGCTGTAGAAATAGCAGTATTTACGCCAGCTTGCGCATTAGTAAGTGCCGCATCAATCGTGCCCATCTTGTCAACAACTGTACTCGTCAGTTCATTATTAGCTGTAACAAGTTCACCATTAGTGGCGTGCAGCTCGGTAATTAGCTGTTCAAGCGTTTTTGCTTGTGTAGACATCTATAAGTTTCCTTTTAAATTGTATTTTTGTTTCAATCCAAAGCTAAGCAACTCTGTGCAAGCGTTTGCTTTGGACAAATAAGGGAAAGAGAAAAGTAGCCGCTATGATGGCTCTTTTGGCCATTCAACGTCTTCGACAGATGAATAAGTTTGCGGTATTGCGCGTAGCGCTTTGCGATAAAGGGACCATTGCTGCTTCATATCATCAGAAAGATCAATATCTGACATTTGTGTGAAATCAGACTCAGCAAGTAATTGGTTTCTTTTGGTTCTAATCGAGCTCCATTTAAGCTGATCAATTGCCTTTTCGGTTGCGGCAGAGTCGAACCCCAAAGATTTCAAATACTGGTAGTCTTCTTCGCTGTTGATGACACCAAAAACCGTTTGGCCACAAATAGTAATATCCATAGAAATATACTCCTAAGTAGTCACAACATGTAAGCTATTAAATACAGTGTGTATTTGGTTAGAAGACTCAGAGTAAGTAAATACTCCCTCAGGAAAGGTGCTTTGCCAGTTGTTTACAAAACAACTACCCGCATACCGAGATGCAAAGGCAGTTACTTTTTTACCTGCTGGTGCTTCGGCATTTTTCAACCGAAAACGACTCAATGAAATTGAAGAAATACCGCGCGCACTCGTGTAACTCCCTTGCATTAAGGTCAGGTGAGCATTGCCGGTTATGTCCAAAAATGTTGATTCGTATCCACCTATATGAAGGTTTGCGCCCGCCTTTGCATACATCAGTGTTTTATTACTGGACATCGAAATGCTACCAGAAGCTCCACCCCAGTTAGAAAACTGCAAGCTACCGTGGGGGGCGCAATTAAATACCGTTGTAATTTTGTCATCTAGATGGATTTCATTACCAACGAATCTAATCTCAACAGCTCTTCGGCCTAAATCAATTAGTTCATCGATCACAAATGGCGTGCTCTTGCCGTCTGGTATCAATTGAATCGTGCAAACGCAATTTTCAGGTGTGCTTTCGATTGCGCGTTTAATCGACTTAAATGGCTTTGCGCTAGTACCATCAGCTGTCACATCATCTCCTTGATGAGATACATAGTGATGAGCATCCATCATGCCATTGATTCTGCTTGGTAAAGCTTTAAGCTCTGAGTGCATGCTGTTGAGCACACTTGAAACTTCTGACGTTAGGCTACTGACATCTAAACTGAGTTTGGTATTTGAGCTTGTCAGCTCAGCCATTCTTTGCGTAATACCAGCCATGTTAAGCTCCTACAGCCAGTAGACGTTCATTGAACTGTATTTGCCTATGATTGGATTGAACTTGAGCCGTGGCCATCTGAGTCTGTGCAATTGTCATCGCTGCAAATTCATCAGCATAATAGAGGCTCAAATCGCCTGTTACATTGAAATCAAGGCTATCTGGCGGAACAGCCGACAGTAATAAATCAAACCCTTGTACAATTTTCGCTATCGGAGTCTGATAAAAAAGCACATTTTCGGGGTGAGACCACACCGCAAATAATGTTCTCTGACTTTCGTCTGCATGATCATTTAGATAGAAGCCGACCTCTTTGACCGCATATTGCTTATTATCAGTGAACTCAGCAGTTACATGAAACTGGCCGTTACCGACAACTTCTGCACCAGATACTGGCGCCGTGTTTTTTTGGCTTTTCAGAGCGGTTTGGTTTCTATCAGGTGTATAACCTGAATCACCGACTGCAATATGACCAATTTGGATTTTAACCCCTTGTTCAAGGGCACTCACCGCTGCATTTATCCCTTGCTGGGTAACAACGGGTGTATATACATTCATATATGTACCTCAGTTTAAAAATTAAGCGTAATATTTTGAATTGAAACGGTGTACGCACCGTTTGCTATCGAACTGCTAGTTGCAAAGTTTGATGTAGGATTATCTCGCATTTGAGTTTGCGACATATGTGTCGACAAAGCTGTCGTAGATACAGTCACCGAGTCGGTAAAGCTTGCACTTGGCGCATCTTGAAATAGATCTATCGCCACATGATTTGTGTGACCGCAAGTGAATACTTGTATATCGCTTAGATTGAAATCAATGTTTGGATTATCACTAAAACGTGTGACTTGTAGGTTGTTGGAATGAGCACAGGCCAAACTGCCGACACTTACGGGAGCAAAGTTAAAAATAGGTTCATCTCTATTAAGTGCGACTTGAACCGTAGCACTTTGCGCACCACCAATCACTTGAATATCAGAACTAAGATTAACGCCAATTGTAAAGTCAACTTGGGTCCGCTGTGGCTTAGTAGCGACAACTGATTGCCACATTTGTGCCTGCAATTTGGGACTTAAAAACGTATTGCCGTTGCTGTCTAGATTTTCATTCGCAATCGCCAACAACTTAGCACTATGAGGAACACCTCCATACTGCCACCACTCCTGCAACTCAACTTTTGCATTGAGTACATTAAGTGAATTATTAACCGCACTCACAGTCCCTTTGTATCTATGGCGTGGCACACTGTCCGCGATGACTTTTCGCTTCACGTGTTCTGGCCAATTACTATCCCAAACATCCACGCTCAATGCATCAGCCAACCAAGGGAGAAAGCTCGCTGGACATTGAAATGGGTCCCATAATTGGTGGATATTCACTGGGGTTTGTAATATGCGATCACTACAATGCTCTAGTGCAAGCTCAAGTGCAGTCGTATTTCCCAGCAGAGAAAAATTAGACATGCTCTTCCCCTAACTCGATATTGACTGAAGAGCAAAATGCCGCTTGGTGTTCTTTTATTGATATATCCCATTGTGGGGAATGCAATTCAACTCGCTGTACCCCTTCCTGATGAAGTACCGCATACAAACCTGACAGTGAAATATCATGGCCTAGCTGATGATGTTGATTCAGCCAAGCGGTTAAACTTTGCTTTGCTTCATTGACCAATGCAGCGCCATCCATCCCAGGATAGATATGCAACGTTGCATCGAGTGCAAATTCAACGATCTCTGCCGATTTGATGTGAACCCTGTCGGTAAGCGGGCGTACGTTGTCTTTATTCAGCTGTGCCTGAACTTGCTCAATAACTCCCTCCGTTGCATGGCCATTTCCTTGGTCAGTTAACAGCGTTATTGCGACATCACCGGGCATTGGCTCTGGTGGTATTGCTCCTGTCAATACATCAGGTGTCAACCCTGCATCGTTTGTACACACTAGTAGCCTTGCACTTGGGGGCAATAAATTATTGACTTGTTCAGATAAATCAACGTATGCAAATTGCGGCGCGTCGACGAATACATCTTTAACGTGCTGCGACCCTTTCATCGCATGAAATGCATAAGCGCCTGCGGGCCCCGCGGTACTAAATCCCTCCAATGCAAGTGCGATACGTTCGCGAAATCTCTCGTCACTCTCATACTCAGCCTGCTGAGGTGGTATTTTGCTATCGTCTGCAGGGACCAATAATACGCGTTCAACGCCAAATCGATTCCCAAGGTAATCCAGCTCGCTACTTGTTGCATTTGCTAAAAGTACACTGTGGGCGCTCTCGTTAATCCGTTGACGCAGCAGTAACTCACGATAAGCAAAAGACTCCACCAGCTTTATCACCGGGTCGCTCACTAAATTTAATTCAGCGTTTGGGAATCGCGTTTTAAAATCATCTAAAATCTCAGCCCTAATCTTTTCAAAGCTTAAAGGTTCAATGAGGTTTGGCGCCGGCAAACGGCTGAGATCAATGGCGCTAAAGTTTGTCAATGACATAACTAAGCTCTTAATTAAGTGTTGAGAAATGCCTGACTAAAACCTAGCCAGGCACACGGGGAAGTGTATAAATTATGACTTTGGAAAGCTTGCTTTCACGCTAGCTCTAGCACCCAACCAAGCTTGTTTTGCGTCTATGGTCGCTTGTGCCGCATCACCTAACTCCGTTAGGTTTGCCATATAATCGATAAACAAATGGTCGCAAGCTTGTGCATATCCTTCTCGGCGATAATCTAGAATCTCTTTTTCAGAGAAAATAAGCTGATAATCCCCTTCAGCCACGCCTGCATTTTTGGCCATTTTCTTAGCGCTTTCTTGGTTTGTAAGCCCACCAGCAACAATACGGCCTGTTGAAATCTGTTTTAAAATAGCCATGATTACACTCCTACATATCCGGCTGCATCAGTGTGTGTATATGGGAATCCAACACTGTCTGCCCAAACCATATTATCGCCATGATTACCCGTCCCCACATAAGGTAGGCATATGGCAACTTTCATTTTACCAAGCCCACTGAACAACGGTTGGTGGCACCCTCCCCACCCGGATCTAATTGCATGCTTGTACTGCCATCCTTTACCAAGATCGGATTGATTACACTCAATCGTTGCTGAGCGATTTGACGAGGGATAAAAACGAATTGTATCCGCACATTCCAATACGTTTATCCAGCAACTGGCTTGAGTAAGGAACTCACCTCTCCCCCAGCCAAAATGGGTGTCACACCCCTGAGACAAGACGAAGAATTGACCATTATTTGCATCACTGTTGCGCCCTTTAGTAATTTCAATATCAAACAGTAAAACACGATAATTAGAGCCATAGAAAGCTTCTCCACCATGGTTTTTGTAACCTATGCCTCGGTTTAGAAAGTTTTCATTTGGTGTCAGACCATACTCATCTAATTTGTCTAAACTTACGCGAGTAACAGTACCAGTCCCTTCAGTGCCATCATGCAAAAACGACAACCACGGCGTTTTATGCGCAGTCACAACATCAGTTGGGGTGTTGTTGGCTTCGCAAATTGAATTAAAAAACTTAGAATCCACCAGCGTATTCGGCGCCAGTGGTAGTGCTTTTTGAAAATCTCGAATTTTGGCATCAACCGCCTGCTCTTTAGCAGTTAAACGGCTTTCAACCGCAGCATTTTTTTGGTCAATCTCAATGGCCTTTTGTGCCACGCGATTGTCGATATCTTCAATTTTTGTATCCACCACATCACTGAGCTTTTCTGATGCTTCAACGACGCGGGCAATGTCTTGCTCTAAAGACATAATGTACCTCCATTTAAAAATAAAAAACCCACCGAAGAGGTGGGCTGGGTTTGTTTAGAATTCTGTTTGTGGGTTAAATTACAGCGTATTTTGCCTACTTTATTTCAGCAAATTGCTGACGCCATGGGCACGCGATACCGCCTCATCTAGCGCGGCCGTTTGACCTTTTATTTGGTAAGGTAATTCAACTTCACCGCTGGCAACTTTCCCTTCAATTGCGCCAATGGCATTTTTCAATGACTCTGTTGAGGTGCGCATTTCAGCTAGGGAGTTAGCTTGCGATAATTTGTTCACAAAGATGCTTAACTCATGGAGCAGAATATGGGAAATATCAGATGTATTCCCCAGCATGCTGTCTGTATCTGCAATACGATTGAGTATTTTATGCCTGACATCAATACGTGCATTCTCCAATACTATTTTTTCTTCTACTGATGCACTTTGTGTATTTGCAATTAGATTTTCCATTATTAGCTCCCTATAGCTGCGCTTCTGTACTGCTGATAAAATGAACATCACCTGGCTTAAGTACTCTACCGTTGCCAACGTAAGTAGAGTCAACGCTCAAGGTTAGGTAGTACTGACTTTCAAGCGTTATTCTTAAATAAATATGTTGATCAGTGCCGACATAAACAATAGGTTCATGGGAGCCCGAGGTCCTTGATTGATAAAGTCGATTGTTAGATGCATAACAATAACCGGTGAATGTCGCATCAACAATTTTGTTACTACCATATTCGTAGCCATATATATTTAAATGGAACATACAGTTATGAGTATCGATCTTAAACGGGAGCTTTAGGTGCATGTTGGTCGCACCTCCCTCTGTAGTAAAAAAGCCTGCAATGGCCACACTTTTTGTGCCTCTAGTACCATCACCAAGCACTTGCTTACTCTCAAGCGCATTATCAACCCGAGTGACTTGCTGAGAAATTGTCGAATTCATCTCAGACACTTTGCTATTAACTGTGCTATTAATATCTTCAATTTTTGTATCCACAATGCCAGTGAGTTGCTCTGCTGCACTGACTACATTTGCAATGTCTTGCTCTAAAGACATAATTTACCTCCAAGTAAAAAATAAAAAAGCCCACCAAATGGCGGGCTTTGTGTTTAGGTTTAAGAATGAAAATTCAAAATCAATAAAGTGTGCTCAATACCCTATTGATGCCATATTTACTGCGCTTTAATGACGGCATCGACGCCATTAGCACGCGCTATAATGTCATTCATCACATCACTTTGACCTTTCGTTTGATATGGAAAGCTCAGCGAACCATTGGCCACTTGAGTTTCAATATCACCAATAGCCGCTTTAAGCGATGTCGTTGATGAACGCATTTCTGCAAGTGATTGAGCAGCACTCAACTTATTGACAAAGCCGCTCAATTCATTCAGCAATAAATGTACGGTGTCAGAGGTTGTACCAAGTATTGACTCTGAGTCCGCGACCTGCTGTTCAAGGTTCGTGCGTACAGCCTGACGACTTTTTTGTAGTGCTTCATCAACAGTAAGCTCTACTGAAAATGTGCTGTCTTCACCAAAGTTTTCTGTGACAATTTGTGCCACAGCATATTGAGATAAGCTCGCGTCGAAAAACTGCTCAACAACTTGCCCATTAACAATTAGTTTAGCCATTTATTTATTCTCTCCTTTACCTTACGAAATCACGTCGAAGGCACCATCACCAATGTAGGCGAACTGGCTCCAAGCTTTATGAATTGGCACATGGCCTGATACAACAGCTGGTAAAGCGACCTGAATTACACCTTTTTGATCAGCCGGTAAATTTTTCCCACCCACGATTGGGTGGCAATGTGTGTAATGATTACGGCTACTATGGCTATAATGAACCCCGCATACTTTTGCAGCCTCGCCTGCTTTAAGCCCGTTACACCATGCCCCATTCGGAACAACACCACGAATATGCTTTACGATTGCGCCAATTGTTATTTCTGTTGGTCTTCTTACATATTGATACATAATGTATGAGTCTAAATGGCTACTCTCGCCACCACGATTAGGCGAGTATTCCAGCTCCCAAATATTAAAGTTCTGTGCAAACCATTTAGTATCTGAATTGATCGCTTGTAAAAACTCTCTTGCAAGGGGCGTACGTTGGTCACGCTCAACACCGGTTTCGACTTTCTCAAGTAACGTTGCCTTTGTTACATAACCACCGGCCCAAGCTTCAGGGAAAGTACCTGCTTGGTTAGCAACCAAAGCCTGATTTTTTGTCAATCTGAAGTGCGATTGACGCTCCTCATATGAGTTGAGAAGTGCATCTGCTGATGCTAGATGGTTATCCACCTTAGTTTTTGTCTCGGCCACAGCCGAGTTCAATTTATTTGTGATCTCACTGATCTGATTATCAACCGTTGCCGTCAAACCTTCTGTGGCTTCAACGACTCGAGTTATATCCTGTTCTAATGACATTAAATATCTCCGCTAAAAACAAAAAAGCCCACCTAAGGTGGGCAAAAGCACTGTCAAAATTAATTAGTCATGAAATTTAGGATAACGCGCCTGCACAGCCTTTCGAGCGAAGAGCCATGCTTGTTTGGCTTCATTTGCCTCAGGGCTTTGCTCACCGAATTCAGCTTGGGCTGCCAAATATTTGAATGCAAGACCATCACTTTGCTGTTGATAGCCAAGAATGCGCGCAGCCTGACACTGTGCTTGCTGTTGCAAAAACTTTGCCTCTTGCATCAATTTCAGAGCTTCTTCTGCGAGCGTCAGTGCACGCAAGTTATCTTCTTTTTTCATAGACCTTCCTTACAAAATTCCTTTGTCAATTAATGCAAACTTTTGTTTTAAGTGACGATACATATTCATAATTTGAGAACGTGCCATTTTGGCAAGCTCCGGCGCAATTAAGATATTAAAATCCACGCCTTTGTCGATAATCGTAATTGCATCGCCTGGCACACCAGTCAAAGTCAGATCAAAAGCCAACAGTAAATCAATGTCATTTGACTTATAGGCGATTGGCTCATCTGCCGAGTAAACAGCAAATAGTACATGGCGAACTTGGCCATTTACTTCTTCTTCAGTATAAAAACCAACCTCATTTACAAAGAAGCCGTCTCCAGCAACCTTGGAGTCGTCTCGAACAGTTAAATGTAGTTGCTTTTGATCTTCAAAATACTCCGCATGGTCGATATCTAGACGATACTTTTCATCTTTCAGATTTGTGGTATTTTCATCAACTTGATGAACACCAGACCCTATTCCAATTTTTGTGATCTTGGCTTTAAAACCTTTTTGCTGTGCTCTGAACACAGCAGCAAGCCCCGCTGAGGTGATCACCGGCTGTAAAATCGTGCTCACTATTGCACTCCTTGTTTTCGAAATGTTTAAGTTGCAGTAACTGCATTTAGGTACAAACGACGCACGGTCGTTTGCTTTGCACTTTTCGAGATTGCACCTGCCATCTGACAGCTAAACTCTATAAAGCGCGAAGGCATTGTTTGTTCACTGCGGATGTACGTTCTGACAACCTGTCCTGAGCCCGTTGATAGTGCAGCACCAAAACCTAATTTTGCGCGAGCACTCAAGCTGCGTACATTCGCAGTACTCACACGCTGGCGACTAATCAAAGGCACTTGTTTTCGAATGACAAGGGCGCACCCTGGCTGAGATTTCGCGGTAATTTTGCGCTCAGATGAAGATGCAGCATAGTGGCGGGAAGCGGCAGTGCGATGCCCAGAGATGGCACCTGCGAGTGAGAGTGTATTACTGCCAGCACGACGCTTCTCATGTGGCATTACTTTGGCATAAACACGGCTACTCGCAAATCCATGTGCAGAGCTCGCTGCAACGGCTTGCGAAGACATTTTCATACCAACTAAAAAATCAAAATGAGCCCGCTGTGGTTTTGTTTGGTTCGTAACTCGATAAATCGTGTCATAGAGTTTCTGATCAAGTACCACGGCGCGGCTTGTATACGGTACAGCATTTGCCCAAGCAATAAACGTAAATGTATGTGGTTCACCACTGTGATGAGGCGCTAGATAAACGTCATCAATATCATCAAACCATTCAAAAAACTCAATTTCCAGCCCCAGTGACGCTAAGGCACGCTTTACTGCACCTACGGTCCCTTTATGTTTGTGGATCGATACCGAGCTTGCAATCATGGCCCGTTTCGTTTCGACAGACCATGATTCATCCCATTCATCAACTGAGAGTGCCCATGCTAACCAAGGCAACAGACCTTCTGGGCAAGTCAAAGGGTCCCACTGAGACCCTATACTCTGAGGGATCACTTGGTTAGAATTAAACTCCTCTCGACTTAACGTTAGGCTTTGTTCTAATTCCCTTTCCAGTTCTGTGCTATTTATTGGCAGTAACGATGTTTGTTTCATCTTTTATGCCTCTTCTGGAAAAGCGATATCAAGTGTCAATCGATAAGCTTGGTTTACAGTTGGCTGTAAATCTTCTGTCGGCGTTAAAAGCTTTACTTTTCTAACCCCAGGCTGGTGAAGCGCATCAATAATGCCAGAATGCGGTACTTCTGTGCCAAGCTTAAAGTGGTTCTCAATAAACTTATCAAGCGCTTGTAATATGGTAAGTTCAACCTGCGCTTTATTAGCACCAACACTCAAATATACTTGAGCAGACAAAGGGACTAAAGTCGGCATTACCCACTGAACCACAACTTTATCCGTAATCGGTCTGATATCTTCATCATTTAGCCGTGCTTCTATGTCTGCTTTTACCTCATTAGCCTGGGCTTCGCTCATTGTATCTAGCAATGCGTAAACATTAACTCGCCCTGGTTGCTCTGAGTCTACATACACATCATGTACCAAACTATTCGCGGAAAAAGTATGAAATTCGTAGGCACCGCGAGTACCTGCCATGCTGTAACTTTCTAAAGACATTGGGATGCGCTGGCGATAGCGTTCATCCTCTTCGATACCATCACGCTCAATACCAAATAGTGCGCCTAAGTGATCTAAATCATTTCCTCTAGCAAACGCTAACATCACAGACTTGGCAGCATCATTAATACGCTGTCGCAGTAAAAGTTCTCGGTAGGCAGCTAATTCCAGTAATTTAATGGCTGGATCTGAAGCTAATAGAGCGTGACCAGGAATTTTCTCCAACAATGCCTGCTCAATTTGTTGATATATCTCCTCATAACTAAGCGCTTCAATAACCTGAGGAGGTGGCAATTTCGCTAATTCTATTGCAGTACTCAAAACTCGTCTCCTTGTTAAATTTTTTGCACACGAACGCACACTCGGCCCTGTATGTCAGTGCCGACTATCTTCAGTGCTTAATTACAAAGGTGGAAAAATGGAGGCTCAGTAAAAGGGTTTACAGGCCATTACGTTTGGCACTTAACAGGGCGTCAAGCTTTGCATCAATAGAGTCCAAACGTTTCTCTATGCGCTTTTGGTCTTCTTTTCGGATTTGCTTTAAATGAGCAAGCTCCTGCTTATTGGATGTAATACGTTTATCCAAATCATTCAGATACAAAATTCCAGATACCACCAAAGCTATCGTAGTTAAAATATGGGCTAAATTTAACTCCTTTTTCATTTGCCAATTATCAGGCTGTCTCACTTAGCGACTCCTTTTATCTTCTCAATCGTTCTCAAACCTGCTAAACCAAGCATGCCCAAGGTCAATTCAAGCATCACATCAAGTGGTAACTCTGGTGCGCCATATTGCGGTAAAATCCATTGCAATATAGGGTTAATCACAAATGCAAATAAAAACCCCAAACCGCAAACCCACATTAAAAATGGTCTTGCACCCGCGACAAATGCGCTGCGATGACTGGCTTGGACAGAATTAATTTGCGCCTGAATTTCACTTTGCTTTGTTAGCAAACGCGCCTTTAATACCTGCTGTTCCAACACCTCTTCTTCGCTTGTGTACAAATCGTCAATTATATTGCCAACAATTTGTAATGGTTCGCGCACGTTACTTGCAAATAAGCTGGTAAACCAACTCATGACTGCCACTCTCCACTTAGCATTTGTTGCGCTAACTCCTGCGCTCTATTTGGTACTTGTTTAGCCCAGCGACTGTCTAACATCTCTAAGGCAGCTTCCTCAAACTTGCCTTGTTCAACATGCCCCAACATCCTTTTAAAGCCCATCACGCCTTGCAATCCGATATTAAAGGCCATATTAGTCAGTACAGCCAACCGCGCTTCGTTGCAATGACTTACATTAATACGGCGCTTCACCCCAGCTAACGCATTCTGCACATCTTGAGCAAGCAAATATTCTGCTTCTTCTTGGTCAACACCTTTGTTATCCAAGTTTCTGCCATACCCAATGGTAAGCTTGCCACCCGTACAGTAATATGGGTAGCGCCGATACCCCTCATGCTTTTTTATTTGCTCCACTGTATTCATAATCGACATTTATTTTCCTATTCTAATAACTAAGCTCCAGCATTAACGCTCTTTCAGCTTTGATTAGCCAAAACTCTGCCGAACGTTTGGTATCAAAGCCAAGCATCTTTGCTGCTTGAGTAAGATCCATATCCAACAAATATTTGGCCCGTATTGCACGTATACACTCTGGTCGCAGCTTAGCTATTAACTGCCCGATTAATTCAATTTCTTCAGGGACGCTCATCATATCGCTAGAAAAATAATTGCTTCGCCCACCGCCTGCTTGTTCAGTTACGGCTTGACGACTAAACCCTTTACCAAGCTCACGTTGACGCCAAAACTTACCCCAGCGTCTAAGTGCACTTCTAATTTGTTTAATGGTTATCTGAGTTGCTATCATTTAGCTTTCCTATTACTTCTAAAATATCTAATGAGTAAACATCTTCTACTAAGCCAACTACATCGTTCCATTTAGGGCTGTATTCCTTATTTTCCCAACGCCTCAATGTGCGTTCTTCAATTCCGTAGCTTGCTGCTGACTCTGCTTGAGTGTATCCACGTAAACGTCTTGCAAAACGGAGTATCTCTGCTCCAAGCGGAGCTCGTCTTTGTTTAAAAATCCTATTTGGTGAGTAACTTAACTGCGCCAT